GTGGAATAGACAAATAAAATTTGGTAAAATCCTTGTCTAAATAAGGTGTACGAGGTTCAAGTCCGTGACTAGAAATAGATCGGTCACTACGTAATACGTCAAAATAATGAATATGTTCAAGTAACCTAAAGCATTCTTCTTGAAATTCGTCAGTAGTATTACAATGATTAAAGTACAAATAACCTCCCATTAATTCGTCGGCTCCATCACCATTCAATACCACTTTAAAGTCTGTATTTTCTTTTATATATTTACCAATTAACCAATTACCGACACTGGCTCTTACGGTTGTGGTGTCATAACTTTCAATATCCTTGATGACATTTGGAATGGATTGAATAAATTCATGTTGAGAATAAAGAACTTCATGATGAACGCTACCAATATGTTTGGCTACTATAGAAGCATAGTGTACATCTTCGGATTTTTCCATACCAATGCTAAACGTATGAAAAGATTGATTTTTGCTCTTATAATATCTGGCCGCAATCGCACATACCAAACTACTATCTAATCCACCCGATAATAACCCACAAATAGGACGCTCGCTATTCATAATGCGTTTTAATACGGCGTTCTCAAATAAATTATAACTTTGTTTCCTATATTCTTCGAGAGAATATTTTAATTGATACGTATCTCGAATATTATAATAATGATGTGTGCAATATTTTTCAAATGTTGACCCATTGTGTCTATATAGACTATATGTTCCGGGTTTTACTTGAGTTATCGTATATGAATCTAACATCATACTTTCTAATACACTTGAAAAGATATAACCTTTTGATGTATTATTTTCATAAAGTGGACGAACTCCGTAAGGGTCGCGAACAACCACCACTTCTTTTTTCAAAGAATCATATAAAATAAATGAAAACTCGCCATCTAATAAATGAAACGCATTTGTACCAAATTGTTCATAAAGATGTAGAATAACTTCACAATCACTTTGTGTCTTTAGATTATAAGATTTTGACAATTGTTTATAATTGTATATTTCTCCATTACAAATCAGTGTTAAATGTTTGTATTCAATCGGTTGATTCGATTCGTCATTTAGTCCATTGATAGCCAATCGATGAAACGCAAAATATACTTTATTATCTATTTTTTTAAATGTAGTTGTTTCTGGACCACGTTTTGAACCTGCATTATAATCTATTTGTCCTTCTTCAATTATATCATTCAAATAAGCAAAAATACCGCACATAATAAATACATAATGAATATTTATTTATATCTTTATATAATAATGATTAATGACCGAAATATACCTGACAAACCATTGAAACCTAATTTTGATGTTCGACCACAACCAACAAAATATACTGATTTTCAAGTATTTGAACCAAAAGTATCGTCCAAGGTTCCTTTATTAAAATATCCTAAATCTGGATTTAACCCAGGATATCGCGGACCAACCGAGGAAGGTTTAGAAAAAAGTAGATCTAGAAAGTTATTTAAGAAATCAATATATGGCGCTTCAACGTAATTCTCAAGCTCAATATGTCCCAAACATAAATAGTGATTTATATAACCATCCTATGAATTATGAAAAGCAATATTCATCCTTTAGTTCATCACATACTCGTCTTTGTAAAACATTAGACCCCAATATATTTCATAATTCAACTCGTTATTATTTGAAAAGGAATAACCTTTTGTATTGTATGTATCATGATTATTTTTCACGTAAACATAAACCTATGAAAAAAGAATACAATTTTATAGAACACAGAGACATTATTCTAGATATAGTTCAAAATATGATGAAAGAAGATTCTGAACATCTATACCCATATTATTCTTTTTATAAAGAAATCTTTACAGAGTTTACAGGTCAACTTCTTTCTATAGAAGGTCAACTTCACGAAAAAGAACATGTACCAATAGATGTATCATGTGAGTTTATTCAAGAATACAAAAAGATAATGGTAAGTAAAGAAAAACTATTTTGGACTTATTAAAAATAAAATATAATATATGAAAAAGAGGACGTTTAAATTGTTGAAATGTCATCCAAAATATAAAAATATGATTTATGTTTGAATGAAGATATAGTAATGAATATGAGAGACAAATGGAATCAAAAAAATCCTCATAAAACAATCAAAACCCAAAAAAAAAAAAATTATAAATACACTTCGTCATTATTTATCCGTTTGTAGTCATCAAAAATGTTTGATAGACAATACACTTGATATGAAAATGAATTTATTTGCGCCAATTAGTCCTCCGTCATGGAATAGTAATAAATCTGAATGGTTAAGTAATGTAGATATAGCTAATGTGATGAAACAATATGAGGAAACCTATCCTCAGTTTAGATTTTTAGGCCCAACACCGATTGACTTTGATGAAAAATATGGTTCCAGATGTATATGGCCTGATATTTGTCATTTAAGTATAAAAGAACAAATGAGACAACAAAAAAAAATATAGGAATAATTTTTAATTTAGATACACACGATAAAAAGTGGTTCTCATTGGGTATGTATGTTTATTAATTTAGATCATAAATACATATTATATTTAGACTCTAATGGGTTACAAATGCCAAATCAAATTTATAAATTAACCCAACGTATTGTTAGAGAATGTCAAGAATTGAATATAGATATGAAAGTATATACAAATAAAATGAGGCATCAATATGAAGATGGAGAATGTGGTATGTATTGTTTATATACAATTGTACAATTACTAGAACAAAAACATAAAGTAAACTATTTTTTGACTCATCGAATCAGTGATCATAAAATGAATATGTATCGAAATATATTTTATAATAAAATGATATAATGGTATAAACTATGACCTATTATAATGGAATATAAAGCACAAGTATGGAATGAATGTTTAAAGCAAAATGTATTTGATCAATGCAGAGAAGATGAACTTCCAAGAATACAAGAACTTTTTGAAAAAACAAATAGAAGAAACGAAAGATATCAATGAGATTATTTCTATTTTACGAGTAAAAATAAAGGAAGTAGCTTATAAAGACTTAATACCAAGCGAAAAAAGAACCTATTATAGATTTAGTGATAATGTAGAAGAAGAACCTTTAAAAGAACATAGATAAGCTTATTGCTGAAAAACAAAAAGAAACGAACAAAAATAAAAGGCAAATAAAAAAATGAACCACGACAAATCAGTCCATCCATTTTTACACAATAAGTCTAAAATAAATGTACCAAAACAATATGTATATAGCATTCAATAGAAAAATCATCATATTATTTCCAACATAACATTCAAATTTACCTAAACAAAGTATTTCAACATTTTTTGAGTTTTGTATTCCAATAAAAAATAATGCTAGAAAAGATACAATAAAATATAATAAAGAGGGGGTACATAATTTTTCAAGTGAAATGAAGAACGAGTCATATAGTATATAATTATAAAATATCTACGTGCGTAAGTATATGACGCCTACAACAAACATCGACCAGTCCTAATTCGTCCAGTACTTTTCCTTCAATGGTTTTTTCGATTTTTTCAGTATCTAAATATTGGATACTATCTTTATCTTTTTTTTGTTCCGCTACTAAGGCCAAATAAACCGGATATTTATTCGCGATCACTTTTCCACACGTAAAACATTTTACTGGAATCAACATTCTTATATATTAATAATGTTTATTTTTTAATCAATTTTTAGAGATTAATATATAGTCACCTTTCATCGTTTTTTTCGTTCATAAATTAATCCTAAGGAATGTATTTTATCATGACAAGTCTCGCATACAGAAGATAAATTCGCCTTGTGATGAAGTTGACTATCTTTAAAGTCTTTTTGATATTTTAAATGGTGTATTTCATTACTCATTTCACATTTACAAAATTCACACATTCCTCGTAGTTTATCTTTGTTGTATTTGGATGTTTTGTAGCTTAAAATATTATTATATGATTTGTCATATTTATTACGTATCTCATAGGCACGGTCTAAAAACGAATCCGGTAATTGTAAAGATTTACAAACTTCAAGACCATAAATACTTTCTCCAGCACCATCTTTTAGTTTACGATTATAAATGAGTGATTTGCATTGTGGATTATATTCAACGGTTAAATGTTTCATTTGTAATTTACTCATTTGACGCAATTCATCAAAATGCTGGATTTGATGAAAATGGGTAGCAAATATAAAGGAACTATTTTCTTTGTACATTTTTTCTAATCCAGAGACAAATATACTTAGTGCTGAATCTATTTCGGTACCTGAACATAATTCATCACCTAATATCAAACTATGTGAATTACCATATTTCAAAATAACCCTGAGTTCGCTCATTTCTACACCAAAGGTGGACAATCCTTTAAAAATATTATCATTTCCAATGATGCGCGTAAACAAATATTGGTAAGGTACATAAGTCATTTCCTTACAAGGTACATATAATCCACATTGAGCCATTAAAACAGCAATACCAATCGACTTAATAAAACTGGTTTTACCCACTGCGTTTGTTCCAAATAATAACATGCCGGAATGTTCTTTTCCGAGACAAATATCATTGGTTACGTACAATTCATTTGTCTCTATTTTTTCAATCAGTGGATGTCTTAGTTCTTTTATATCTAAATAAGACTCTTTGGTAGTAGCATCTATATTGGGTTTACTATAATTGTTTTTAGTAGCAATCAACATTTTACAATGTAAAAGATCTAATGTTTTACATACATCAATCAAATGATATAAATTATCTTCTTTTATTTTACTATGAAAAGTATCGTATACCAAATGAACTTGTTTCATAAAAGAAGATGTATCATTACAAATTTGTTTTGTAATGTCATCTAGAAAATCACCACCTAGGCTGTATGTGGTTGAATTGTATTCGTGTTTCAAAATATTTTCGACGTGAAATACTTTTTTATACTTGGTACACTTCGATACATATTCAATATCCAAAGATTGTATATGTTTCGATAAAATATTATAACGACGTTTCGTAATCAATAAAGAAATACCGCTAGTTGTCTCGTGTATTTTTATCACGTTGGTCTTACTTTTCTTGTCCAATGTTTTATATATATCTTCTAGGGTTTGTATGAATGCCTCTAATTTATCTTTGGATTCTTATTTTTTGTTCGATCATAGTATCTAATGTAAAGTCGTTTCCGGGCAAAATCATTTCATCCATATATTCTGGATATTTATCAAAAGAACAATTATGAATTTGACTAAGTAGAGACAAATTAAAAAATCCTTCAATCGTTTCTTTTATAGTTTGAATCATAGAAAATGTTTTTCTAGAGTCAATATACTTCATTAGATGCTCGTCTAATGTATTCATTATTTGCGTCAACTGATTACAAAAAACATATACATGATGATAGTCGTTTGGAGTACATTTCTTTAAAATATTTTTACGAAGTATATAGTCCATATCTTTCATAGAATTAAAATAAGACGTCCAATCATAATGATGGTCAATCATATGCTGAGTCATATTATAAGATTCTTGTAAAATGTGGGGGTCTCTAGTTGGATTTACCAATATATATTGGAACAATCGTTTTCCCATTTTTGTTTTACATTCATTCAATAGAGACATAATACACGAATACTTATGTTCTTGGCTTTGGTCTGTTTCTAATATATTCAATTGTTTTAATAAATGATTCGCCAATATCAAACGAGTATCTTCGGGTTCAATCTTTGGCTCCTTTATTTTGTCTACCAATCCCGGATTATGTTGTTCTACATAGTTTAACAAAAAACACAACGATTGAAAGGAAATAATATCATGGGCTAGATTATTTTTATGAAAATATTTATCCATCAATTCTTCTTGGTACATTTGATGTTCGCATTTCTTAGCTTGTTCTGATAAGAATGTATGTTCATTCAATGAAATAATGGTGGTTTTTTACTTTTAGTATTCATATATTGTATGATATCAACCATTTGTTTGGATTCTATATTATGAATAAAAATAATCTCAATTGGATTATAGATGGATATGTGTTTTTCAATTTCATCGTAAGTGGTTGGATTATGATAATAAGGAACTTTATATTCGTTTGTATATAAATTTCCACTATGCGAATCTAATGTAGTAAATCCAACACATAGTTTTCATGAAATAATTTATTGGTTTTGTGTATCCAAACACATGTAATATGATTCGTCAATGTTTCACTAGGATTAAATATGGTTCCAGGACTAAATATACCAGTTTCTTTTCGTACTATAATACCATCTTGTTCCATTTGTTCAAACACTACCACAATATAAGTAGATTACCATTTTTTGAATATATTTGTCTATCATATAATCTCGAAATCCAGCCATATATATTTTATCTTTTCCTAACGGTTTATTTGCGATTTTTAACTCACACGTTGTGGTAAACTCTACCATATCTTTATCCTCTGGTGATTTTGAATAGACTTCTATGAAACTACCTACTTGCATAAACAGTAAGGTTTTGTCTCCATATTTCTCTTTATAGTTGTTCAATAAAGAGAAATATTCTTGGATTAATACCATATTATTCATTATATATATTTATTTTCTATATTATAATAATGAATGATTATATTTTAAGAAATGTAGTGATGATTGTATTTGTAATTACCATTATGTATTATTACTATATTTATATTATGATTACTATGGTTCAAAACAAGAATAATAATCGATGCGATCCTATTACAATGATTAGTGGAAAAATAGGTGGATTTGAAAATAGTGGTTCTTCCTTTAAAACCTGTATACAAGATGTTCAACCCATTATTTATAGTGAAATTAAGAATACAAACGATACTATGGTAGAAAATATAAATAATATTACATCTGAAATGAAGAAAGAAAACGAAGACTTTTTGTCTCAATTAAAAAATGATTACGAGTCACAAAATGAATACTTGGTGAATGATATGAATCGTCTCGATAAAACAAAGAATACTATGAATGAAAAAATTAAGAAAACAAATGACTCTATAACAGAATCGTTAAATAAAATAAATGATATAATATAATATGAACTCTATAGTATACAAATTATATGAAGATACTACAATTGAAAAGTCACGTCAAATATCTAGTGCGCCAGCTTTTTGTACTCTTATTTGTATTTTTTTATAATTATTTTTTATATTATCTTTTTATCTAAAAAAAACATTTTTAGGTAGAAATTGGCAAGAAAATCGATGTGACTATATTTTTATGTCAGGATTTTTACAACCAGATGATTCCATAAAACCACATGACTATACATTAAAGAATTTAAAATATTGTATAAAACAAACTATTTATAATGAAACACCATTATTGGCGCATATGAAAGAATCTTTTGATAAAATAAAATATTTGATTGGATTTGTAAAAAAACAAATTGGTCTATATGAATCACACATAAAACAAGATGTAACCGAATCAACCAAAAAATACAATGATATTGTGAAGAATAAAATAGATTATTTGAAATACAAACAACGTGATTTGAATAAAATATATAATAAATTAGACAAAGAATTTACATTATTAACCAATAAGATTGAAACTGGAGTTGAAAACAAAACCAAATTAGAGAAAGAAAATAAAATAAATAATGATTACACAAATGATGCTCGATATATAAATTATGCTAGTAAATAATAATGTATTATTATATGTTACACCTTTGCACATTTAAAACGCCGATTTTAAGGTAGGTAATTTTTTAGTTTC